GCGCAGAAGGCCAAGGAACTCGGCGACAAGGAGCCGGACGCGGCCGTAGACGGCCTCGGCGCGAACGCGTTGCCGGATGCCGGGGCGTTCCATCGCCCTGTGACGCGCACCTTCCTGGCGACCGTGCTGGGCATGGAGCCGCGCCGCCTGGTCAAGAAGCTCGCCCAGTGCCGGATCATCGGCTACGCGGAGGGGAAGGCGTCGCACGGCGAGCGTGTCCCGCTCTACGACTTCAAGGAGGCGATAAGCTACTGCGTCGACCCGAAGATCGACCTCGCCGCGTGGATCAAGACGCAGACGCCGACCTCGCTGCCCCCGATGATCTCGAAGGCGTTCTGGGACGCCGAGGCCAGCCGGCAGCGCGTGATGCGGAACGCCGGCGACCTGTGGGAGACGCAGGACGTGCTCGACGTGCTCGGCCGCGTGGCGATCACCATCAAGACCACAGCGCAGTTGTGGATCGAGGGGCTGCCCGGCAAGGCGTCGATGACCAGCGAGCAGTACGACGCGCTGCGCCGCGAGGTCGCCGCGCTGCTGGACGACATTCACCAGCGCCTCGTGACGATGCCGTCGGGGGCACACACACGCTCGTCCCTGGGCGCGATCGAGGACATGATCGCGGCAGACGGGGCCGCGGGAGGGGAGGACTGAGATGCTGACCCCCGGCGAGCAGATCGACATGACCATCGAGTCCGCGTGTGACTTCCCCTACGACGAGCGGGAGGCGTCCGACTGGGCGCACCTCGCCGCGCAGGCCGTGATCGCCGACCTGACCGACCGCCGCGACATCAAGCGCGGCTTCGAGAACGTCGACGAGGATACGCGGATCGAGATCGTGCAGACGCTCGCCGCCATCATTCGAGAGTGCTCGCCACTGTGACCTACCTACCTACCCCTCCCTCGAATACATCGTCGCCGAGGCGGCGTCCGGCCTCCGTCCGGCCGAACTTCTCACCGTCACCGAGGCCGGTGAGAAGTACCACATCATCCGGCAGCCGGGGTCGCACAATGGCCCGTGGTCGCGCAACCGCACGCCCTACATGGTAGAGCCGCAGGACATCCTGACCAGCATCGACCACGAGGCGATGATCTTCGCCGGCCCCGCGCGAACTGGCAAGTCGATCGCGCTGACGAACTGGGTCGCGCATACGGTGAAGTGCGACCCGGCCGACATGATGGTCGTCCACATGGCGCAGCACACCGCGCGCGAGTGGGTGAAGTCCGACCTTGAGAAGTCGATCACCAACAGCCCCGAGATCGCCCGCGAACTCTCTCCCGGGCGGAACGACGACAACATCTTCGACAAGCAGTTCCGCTCGGGGATGCGCCTGATCGTGACCTGGCCGACGATCCGCAACCTCTCCGCGAAGACGATCCCGCGTTCCTGGCTGATGGACCGCGACCGCATGGACGACGACATCGACAAGGAAGGCGACCCGTTCGATCTCGCGAAGAAGCGGTCGCAGACCTTCGGGCGCTTCGGGATGACGGCGGCGGAGTCGTCCCCGGGCCGCGAGGTCATCAACCCGCGCTGGCTGCCGAAGACCCCGCACGAGGCGCCGCCCTGCACGGGCATCCTCGGCCTCTACAACCTCGGCGACCGGCGGCGCTGGTACTGGGCCTGCCCGGATTGCGAGGAGGCGTTCGAGCCAGACTTCCCCCTGCTGCACTGGACGGAGACCGAGGACATCGCGGCGGCGGCCGCCAGCGTCTACATGGTCTGCCCGCATTGCGGCAGCGTCATCGGCCCCGACCAGAAGGACGCGCTCAACTCCGCCGGCCGCTGGGTGCGGGACGGCATGATCTGGTATCCGGCGCGCGACGTGATCGAGGCGCGACCCGGCATGACGCCCGCCGGCGGCAAGATGGCGAGCTTCTGGCTGAAGGGGCCGGCGGCGGGCTTCCAGAC